TCGCCCGCGAGTAGATTTACACTCTATAGTGGTAGATACTATCATAGATTACTTAAGAAAGGCTACAAACGGAGCCAATGTAATTGTGGTTCTTCCTGATATAAATAAGCTATGCCAAGAATATTTAGACTCGGTTACTAGAGATTATGAAAATTCTGCTCAACCTGATCCTACCACCACTTTAAAGATAGCTCTAAATAACTTATTATCTAAGATTAACATGTCTATAGATGCCGTAAAAGCTCCTGGCCGAGATATCGACACTAGAACAGCAGCCCCGGAAGAAAGAGTACAGTTTAAGGGAGATATTTTAGCTTTATTAGAAGAAAAGTATAAAAATATCTTATTCCGTGCAAGATTAATTTCTGAAAAACAAGAAGGTATACCTGAACTAAAAAAGCCTTTGGATGATGTAATATTCGGAATCAACAGCATATCCAATAATAGCCGGAAGATATTACCCGTCCTGTTCTCTGAAGCTGACACTACTATTCTTGATTATTGGGAGAAGCTACCTGCTAACTTTACTATAAATGGGTTTTTGCCTGATACATGGAAACCAGAAAGACCTACAGTAATTTTTGGTGACGTTACGATGATAACCAATCTTCTGTATGCTCAACAGGAAATAATTAATAATGATCCTATTCACTGGCGTGAGGAGCAAAGTTTAGATTCGATGTATCAAAGAGAAGTTAAAGAGTTATTTGGTATAGAAAATAAAGTAACTCCTTTCGGAAAGATATCAAGTGTGCCTGACCAGTTTGGGTACACTGATGAGTTATTTACAGCGGACCAACTGAAGACAATTAAGGAAAGGAAAATACCTGTATTTAGATACAATACAGAGAATCCTAACATCTTGGATATTACATACAATGACGAAGGGCTCTACCTTAGTCTCCTTAACAATTTCTTTAGCCTTAACGTGGATAGAATAGCTAGTGCTGCTGCTGATGGGGGAGTTCCTTTACGCATATCAGACTTACCTATAGTATCCAAGGAAGCATTAGATGTTGCCATTATATCTTCAAAGATGGCTATGTTTGGTCCTATATTAAGCAATGAAGAGATTGTAGACGAGGTTATGAACAAAGTTTCTCCTGAGTTAGCTGCTGAATTATTCCCCGGCACTACCGTAACCAATTTTAAAACTAATGGTATAAACTCTGGAGATCTCCGCGCCCTCTTCCGAGATCGAGAGACCAGCAACACCTCCAGAAGAGAACAGCTAACTAATTATGTCGCTGAATTAGAACAACGCATGGATAAAGAGAAAGATGGATTAAACATCAAGCTTTCTCAAGATAGGGAAACTGACCCAAAAACAATAATTCAGAGTTCCGTGGATTATATCGCTCAGGCAGCGAAGACGATTAGTATAAAAACTCTTCCTTTCTTTAACATAGCAACGAGGGGTTTGGCTTTACAAAATCCATGCATTGTTTTTTATCAAGATGCTCCTATCTTAGCACAACAAAGACAACAGCGAACAGGCTTTAATAATTTCTTAACTGGGGTTTATGCTCTGCAAGGATTTAGGCACAAGATAGGAAAGAAGGTAGAGTCTGAATTTTTGTTATCAAAGATTGACACTAACTCTAGAAAGAAGCCCGAAGATCTAGAGAGAAAGGAAGGAGAACCTAACCTTATAGTACCAAGTAACCAAACTCAACCCGTATGAGCACCTTTAGAATAGTAAAATGAAGAAAGAACAAATACAAAACACAGAGATAAGGATAGCTGAGGTCCGAGATCGACTAGATGTCGGAGCGACAGGAACTTTTTTGGCTATGATTTCCGGGCTTGGGGAAGGGAATCAAATCATTTACTATGTGAGTCCTTACGGTAGTGGAGCTAAAGCGGGCTTTATAGGTGTTCCTGAGCTTGGAACTAAGATTTTAGTGTGTAAACCCGCAGGAAGTAACGAGTGGTATTACATGGGCAGCACGTTCGCTCCAGAAGAAAGGCAAGAAGATGAATCTCCTAGCTCACCTCCATTCTCCAGAGTTGACCCAAACATCAATAAGGTGTCTGGTGTACCTTCCAAGGTAATTCTTCACGGCAATAATGGGCAAGGACTAGAGATTTCAGATGAGCAGGATGGAAAAACTACTAACAATATTAAAACTGAGCTACTTTCAGCCAATAAGAAAAGAATTACTCTTCACGACAGCCCAGGAATAGATGCAATTACGTTGGACTCAGGAAACAATGCCAGCATAACGCTTACCCAGGATCCTAGGGATAACCCACAGAAGAACGCTGCATCTATTGAAATTGATTGTAACGGTCCTCAGCTACATGTGTGTAGAGAATCCGACATGGAACTCCTAGTTTTAGGCGGGGGTCGAGAGCTTAATATACGAAATAAAGCTAATGGCGTTGCTTGGGGCGGCGTGGCTGGAGTTCCAGACGCAAAGTTGCCTACAGCGGGTAATGTGAATATCCAGAGTGATCGAGGAGATGTAAACATTTTCTCTAAATCTCCGTATACCGGAAGAATATTCATCGAAACTTTAAACTCTCTCGGCCAAAGGCAACTAATTAAAATTGGTACGGCTGGGGCTGACGGTTCAATTGTTCTTCAGGCCAACTCAATTGTGCTTGACGCCACAGGGGCTGGAGGCACAATAGACTTAAATGCTCCTGCGGGTGTATTTATAAACGGAGGTCTTGGAGGAGTACATACAACTACAGAAGGTTTGGTACAGACTCAGGCGCAAGCGGGTGTTAACATCGACCCAGGAGGCGGTGTAGTAAACTTGGCAGGTGGGTCGCAAGCGGTGCCGAACTCACCTAGATATGTTGAGAATGTAAACCCGACAGACATATATAAGCTAGACGATTATGCTGGACTTGGAGTAATATAATATGGCATCATTTGACATAGACACATTTTTAACAGCACAAGGGCAAACGGGCGCAGGTCCGGTTCAAGCCTTAGGTATGGCGTATGGCGTCCCAAGCTGTATGCTAAACTTGGCTAGTAATGTTCTTAGCCTTCTTCCAACCCCTGTTTTAATTTCAATGAATTTAGCAGCCGCGCAAGGCCGAGCTAAAGCAAATGAGATAACCGCTAAATTATTCAGAATCCTACAGTTTGATTTAGGAATTATCACCTTCGACACTGAGACGGGAACCTTTCAATTCAAGCTAGATGATGGGTGGCTTGGGATTGATTTTGGAGCTATCGGAGAAATCCTTTCATTAGTTCAGGGTTTATCCGCCTTCGGTGCTCAAATTTATCAAAACATTAATGCCGCCATAGATCAGGTTGAAGCAATTATAGATTGTGTTGGGAAGTTTGGTGACTACCTCAATGCTAAAGATCCGGGTTATGCGTCTAGACAGATGAGCCCTGAGGAAAGAAAGGAGATGGTGGAAAACAGTTATGCAGGAAGCATAGCAGCAGCAAGAACAGCCGCAGACTTCGTAAAAGATGTTGATGCATTTCAAGCTAGGGTCAACGCAATCTTGAAGGCTAGGCAGGACGATCCTTCTCTAGAGCCCGTCTTCCGTGATGACGAAGAGTTTGGTTTAAGTGGCCTTAATACCTCGGCAGCGATTGATCCTGGCTTAGGAGAAGAAGATGTTTTCCGCTTAACCTTCGGTCCTCCACAAACAACAACTGGTCAGTATCTTTTAACTAAAGATGGTTTATATTACGACTCTCAATCAGGTGGACTTGACCCAGTTATTACAGCTATTTCTGGAGTGGTGCCCGTTGGTGATCGCTGGAAATATAACTATGATCCTAATCTAGGCGGAAAAGGAGAGCAGATAAATATTAACTCTCTTAATAAGTTTGCTGATAATATTTTTGACCCGAAAAGGATAGATGACAGTCTAGGGCTTCAAGAATACTATGATCAAGACCACTTCTTGAAAGTTGTCAAGCAACAAAGAGATAAGCTTGTTTTTGATTTATCTGCTGATTTACAAAGTTACATTGATACTTATGGCTCAGAATCAGCTATTGTAATAAACCAAAAGCAGCTAATTATTTCTGAGATAGCTAACCACAATGATAAGATAAATAGAAGAAAGAAGCAGATCGAGGTTGCAGTAAAAGCTCCACAAATTTATGGAGGAGAAACTCAGCCCATCTACGGCCCAGGAAAAGTGCCAATCAACGATTTCTCTTACTTGGCTGATTATAACCTTCAGGTTGATTTAGAAAAACAAAAAGCTTTAATTTTTGAGCAAGCAGAGGTAGATGGAATTGTCTTACCAATTACTCCTAAATTTGTTAGATCTAGTGTAAAGCCTCAGTCGTTAAGTTACGAGCACCTAAATGTGCCTACGATAGGAAAAGGCAGCATCATTTACTCTCCTTCCTCAACTACAAATACTAACGCAACGATACTATCCTTAACGGATAACATTGTCACCGATGGACTTTTCTCCATTTATAACTTTTTAGATACTGGTTTGGAACTTCCCTCGTCTACGGACTTCCAAGTGACTAACTGTGCTACGGATGATATGTATAATAACGCTCAGTTGGTAGGAACGTCAAGAAGCTCTATCTTTACTTCCGGTGTCGCTATACCTTATCTTGAAGGGATTGTAAAGAATAAAAACACTGATACCGCCGCAGCGTCCGCGCTAGGCAGCTTCTTAAAACTGCCGAATACAAAAGAGTATCAAGATTTAACCTATTCTCCATCAGGGTTTAGCATGGAGTGTTGGGTGCATGTCCCAAACATTACTGATGCAGAATTAGGCTGGCTTAGTGGAGGTGCTTCTTCTCTAACTAAAGTTCTTTTAGGCTCAGAAAATGTAGGACTAAAAGATGGCGAAAGAAATATAGACTTGAGAACGGGGGAACTCCTAGACCTAGATAGGATGCCTAACGATAAAGGCGAACAGCGCGTCAGGGGTATACTTTGCGGGTTTACTAGAGATCGAAGAATAACGCAAGAGTCTTCAGAAAGTAATCCCGTAGGCTTCAGTAATGATAACGCCGATAACGACCCTGTGTCATCCCTAAGCTTTTTCATAGCTCCTACGATCTCCAGAGACGCATCTTCAGCATCTTTTATAAACAATGATGAGTGCCAAGACTACGCTACTTTCTATAAAATGAAAGTAGACTTAGCAGACACCGCTTTCGGAAATGTATCTTCTCAATTTGTGTTAGTGGGCGTTGCTTGCGAGCCAGAAAAGAATGAAGTTAGGATGTATGCTGATGGAAATCTTATTGCCACTTCCTCGATTTCTCAGGTATTCGGAGTCGATCCTAATAAGACTCCTTCGTTGCCTAATTTCAAACAGGCAAACAGTTTCGAATATTCCTCAACAACCGTGGATGGTCCATTAATCCTCAGGCAAGGTCCTGCCTTGTACGACTTCTTCACTCCGTGGATCGTGGGAGGAGGATATACGGACGGTATGTACCAAAGAGGTAACTTCATGGGAGGTGATCGCGGAGGCATCACCAGTGGCTTGCGCGGCCATGTGGGAAGCTTAAAATTTTACTCAAGACCCCTAAATAGTGTTGAGGCAAAAGTAAACTTTGATGCCCAAAAAGGCTTCTTCAAAAATATAAAAATCTAATGGCTGCAAACACTACAATCCAAAGATACGGGCGACGACCTACTAAGTATGAACAGCAATCTTCTAAGGTAAAACGAAAGGAGATTTATGGCCTCTCTTTTCCTTTAGGAAAAAATAGAGACACTGGGGGATTTTTCAAAAAGAGTAGTGGAAGACAAATGATTAGGCAAGCAGTAACTCAGCTACTGAGGACTGAACGCGGAGAAAGACTTATGCTTCCAAACTTCGGATGTAATTTGCGTAAGTTTTTATTTCAGCCTATTACAGAAGAGGTATTCATTAATATAAAAAATACTATTTCTGAATCTTTTAGAAACTATATTGTAGGAGCTAACCTCATTAAAGTTTCAGTTTTTGAGACAGGGGAGTATGACGCTGCTGGGGGAAACCAGCTTAGGGTGATTTTAACGGTACAACTAAGCACAGATGATTTAGAGATATTTGACATAGAGGCTAAAATAGAATGAACTTTTCTGGAACAATAACATCAGACTTTATGAAGTTAGCTCCGATTGCGCTTAATCGTAGAGAGGATCTTATAAACTTTGCGGCCACAGATTTCCTGACGCTTAGAAATTCGTTGATTGATTACTCTAAGGCGGTCTATCCTGACGAGTATAAGTATTTTGTAGAATCTGATTTAGGGATGATGTTCATTGAGTTAGCTGCTTATATGGGAGCAGTTATGTCTATGAAGGCAGACATGTTGGCTAATGAAAACTTTTTGTCTACCGCCAAGCAGAGAAGTAGTGTAAAAAAACTATTGGAATTAATCGGCGTCAGAATGCGAGGACCTCTTTCCGCTGCTGCGGACGCACAGATAACATTTCAAGACGATTTAACCACCGTTAACACAGTTGAAATTCGTCCAGACCAAAGAGTATTTGAGATTACTTCCCCAGAAGATGGAGCCCAAGTTAGTTACACGTTATATAAGGTGGTAAACGGTGTGGTTGATCAGCTTGGCAGGTCATCCACATTAGTGTTAGATCCCGCCGCAGAGGGTACAGGAACAAACAAAAACGTATTCCAAAATCTAGTGTTGCAGGAAGGCTCTCTAGTTGTGGAGTCTGGTGAGTTTGCCGCTACCGAAGGACAGAAAACTATTCCCTTGGCCGATGGCCCGGTAGTTGAGGGCAGCGTGGAAGTATTTATTACTTCTCCTAATGTAGACTCTAATGGAAATTATGTTGAGGTTGATAATATTTACTTTGCTTCGGGATCTTCAGCCAAGGTTTACGAGATCGCTTACGATGATTTTTACAACGCCACGTTAGTGTTTGGCACGGGTGTCGCTGGCATCTCTCCTCCTGACAACGCTACTTACTTAGTAACTTATAGAGTCGGCGGTGGAACCCGAGGAAATTTAGAGAAACGAGCAATATCTACTTCGGTAGTAGGCGTTAGCTCCACAAATTCTTACGCTGGTACAATTACTAATACTTCAAAGGCCACTGGAGGCGCTAATGCTGAGACCATAGAAAGAGCAAAAAAGTATGCTCCGCTAACTTTCAGAAGACAAGATCGTTTAGTGACACTCCAAGATTACAGCGCGTTTGCAAACAGCTTCATAAGCACGTTCGGGACGGCGGGGAAAGCTACAGCAGCGACGAGGAATGCTTATTCATCAGCTAACACGATAGATATTTACGTCTTAGAAAAAGCTAGTGATATTCAGCTTCAGAGAGCTACTAGCAATTTTAAGACTCAGCTTCTTGCTGAGATAAACAAAAAGAAAATGATGACTGATGATGTGGTTATTGTTGATGGCCTCGTTCGAACTCTAGATATGGTATGTACGATTAGAGTTGATTTAGAAGAAAAGGAAAATCAAGAAGGCATCACAGCAAAAGTTAGAAAAAAGATTCAAGATTACTTGAGTATAGACAACACTGAATTTGGTGAGGACTTGATAGTCGCTGATCTAAATAGGCAAATTTTTGAGGTAGACGAGGTTAGGTTTTCCACAATAGATAACTTATCCCAGGACGTTAGGATTGATTTTAATGAGATTATTCAACTAAATAATCTAACAATAAATGTTGAATACTTAGACTGATGGTTGATAGCAACAAGTACACCCAAAACTCCAGGCAGTTTTACAAATCTAATTTTGTAGAGCTTCTTGAGCTATTAACCCCAAGCATCTATGCTTTAGATGATCAAGACCTAAGCGGGGTTGAGGTTAACCCATTATCCTTAGTCATCAACAGCCACCTGGAGGCTGCTAAAGATATCAATCAAGTTCTTTCGGTCTCTTCGGTAGCAGGAACGCAAACTCGTAATCTAAGCTCAATAGAAGGTATATCTCAATATTTTGTAAAGCAAAACCAACTGACCAAGGTTACCACACAAAGCTTTAGAGAAAAGATTTTACTTCCTCTAAGTGCTAACTTTGATGATTTCGACACTAGCTCTTCGTATAAAGATTATCTTTCCGCAACGCTCCTACCAAAAATAATTCCTCCTGGGCAGAACACCCCAGGCACTATAGAAAATAATATTTCTGAGCTATCCGCGTTTACAGAAAACGCTACTGGTTCCAGCGTTCATAACTATTTAGTAGATAGCTTAGGGTGGTTTTATTTCTTGAACACTTCTGGTTTGGGGGGTTATAATTATTCTCCATCATCTTTTGTGCTTGATGAATTATCTAAACTATTCGTTGGAGCGGAACTGGAAACTGTTGATGGTGTCAAAGGCTTTACTGAGTATCTTTGGCGTAATGTTGAAGCCTGTTCTTTTGGGCAGTATATCCCCTCTAATTTCTTGTCTGGGGCACAGGACGCAATAACCGACCCGAAAGACGGCCCACTACCAACATACACTAGCGGAGTCCAAAAACTAAACAGTTTAAAAACTTTGATTGATGTTGTTTATTCACCACTAAAATTAGATGAGCAAGATTTTTCAGTCAAAGAGGCTTTCGATAATTATATTGACGCCGACATAAAGTTGAAGGATTTAGTTTCTGCTGGTCCTCATAGAAAATTTTTAAATGCATTAGGCTTTCACTTTTCAGACATCTCTGATCAAGTAGAAAATATTAAATACATTTATGATATTGAAAATGCGGAACAAGAAAATCTTAGATACATAGCAGACTTGATTGGTTTTAAGTTAAGAGGAAACCAGTCAGAGAAGTGGAGACATCAATTAAGAGTAGCCACGGATATCTACAAGAGGGCAGGTACTCAGGAGGCTTTGCGAGCGGCACTTAACGCGATCATTGTTAATAGTGTTCTTGATATTGATAATAAGATTGTTCCCTTGTGGGAGTCCTATCTGCCTTTCCTCATTTGGTACGCTTTGGGAACGGAATCTCCCTTGTTTAAAAATCTTAGGACATGGACTCCTTTGACCGCAAAACAAACAGGGGTGGTGTCGTACAGCTTTAGCAGTCTGGAAGAAAACATACAACTAGCTACGGACTCAATACTCTTAGACTTGGCCGTAGCTTACCCAAAAAACTTTAAATACTACGGTAACGACATTCCCTTCCCCAGATTTTATTACATGAACTCTGACGGAACTAGGGGTGAGTTTTATACTGCTCTTGGGGACCCTGCTATGAAGCCTTGGCACGGGCACCCGATAAACAGCCCAGGGTACGCTACTTTCCGTAGACAGGCAGCAGACTTTGGCGAAGGGCCTTTGTGGGAACTAGCTTTGGGTCCTGGTCCCTTTGGAGAAGGTGTATACATGGTGGGCGAGAACCATCCACAAGGTCTTTCTCGCCCTCAGTATCTTTTGTTTGAGGGGGATCCTGAATTTTTATTCAACTACAGAGGAAAAAGAAACTTCCCCTTGCCTCCCTTCGAGGAAGTGAAATATTTTAGAGAGTGTATAGTAACATCTGAACTGGTTGCTTTGTTAGTAGACAGACTAAAGTGCTTCAAGGTCAGGCCAGAGTTTGCGGATCAAGTAGGAGATTTCTTGATCGAGTCTGCGGTAACCACAGAAACTAATTTAGGAAGCCTAAATGAATTTCTCATGTTCTTTAGTTCCGTGCAGCATCCACCTAATTACGATGATGTAATGTTTAGGATTTCAGACTATGAGAAAAATCTTTTAGGTCTTTGGAATGGAAAATCTTCTCATTTCTTTATAGACTTTGATAATACAGATTTTAATTTTAGAAAAGTTAACTTAGAAAATGACTCTAAGTATGCATTATATGAAACAGCAAGAGTAGCTCAGGAATACTCTCCTGCCCATAGTATACCTAAAGTTAATCTAAATGCCAGCGCGGCGGATGGATACTCAACCTCTTCTACAAGATTCATGTACTTAGGTCTTGATGACAATGATACAAGAGAATTTTATTCTTCAGGTACTGTTATTGGGAACGCAGAAATAAGTGGTGTACTATTCCCCACAACTTATTCCCCTTCTGGGAGAAGTACGTTCACTAGGGATCAAGTAGCATTAGATTCGATTAAAAGTAACTTCGACCCTCCTCCAGGAGGAGGGTCGCCAGGGCCATTACTGAGAAGAGATCTTAGAAGAAGAAACTTACGCTACTTATTGCCAGAATTTGGGTATTACGACAGAACAGGGTTCAACGCTCCTGTATCCTACGATCCTTCTGTTTTAGAAAATTCTACGACAAGTTCTTTGGGAGAGCTAACATTGGGTTATGTAGCTTCTGCGGGTAAGTTTCATCCCACGAACTACAGGAATGTTTCTGGGGTGTGGCACATTTGCGAAGGTCTAGATTCTAGAAATACTTTTTCCGGCGTGGATACGAGTAACACTTTCCCTTATCGAGGTCTGAATGAATTAGGTTCAGATGCTAAAAGGTGGGACGTACCCTCAGCCACAGATAGGTATGTTGATAGAGGACAAACACCTCCTATTATTAGATCTATGCATACCATCTTGGAGAATAAAGCTAAAACATTTGCAGAGCTTCAAGTCTCTAGTGATGTTTCTAGCTATGAGAATGATTCCTATTGGAAAGATCAAGTGCAGAGCTTTGCTAACTCTGCGGTTGCTAGTGGATATGTAATAAATTCCTTTAAGGACTACGAGAACTTTAGCTTTGGTAGGGAATTTCAATATCTGTACGCAAACTATGCTAAAGACTTCGGCAAGCACCTTCTAGGTAAGTTAGTTCAAAACACTACTGGAGGAAATATTTTTGCTCATGTCTTTGGAAGGGCTCTGTACAATTGTGATTTCAGCGTAACAGGCAGTAATGGAGCAGAGTTTATTCAAACATCCTTATCTCAGGATACGCCCATAAACGCATCCTCAGTGTGGGGAGACGCAGGACTCAGTAAAGGAACATTTATTGCTGACCAAGAGGAGCAAGCTGTGGTGCCTTTGATTAGGTCGTACACATTTGGTGATTCTTTTGATTTTAGAAACCCAACAATACTTAGCGGTATAGAGTTTTGCGACATTTCAGGTGCCCCTTCTAGAAACGAGTTTAGAGTTATTCATTTGGGAACCAGTGCGGCCCTTCCTGGGCAGCAACAATACATAGTAGATAATCCTATTATCAAGTGTAAGTCTGTGGGAGGACTCCCTAGAATGAGATTTGATGTTTCTTCTTACGGTGACGTTGTTAATAAGCTTATACCTCAACATCAATTTAGACTAAATATTAGAGCTTTAGTTGGTGAAGAATCACGCGCCGTATTCGGCGGCGGCGAAATAGGTGTTTGGATTCACACGGAGCCCGCTAGTGGACTGATGTGGTCCTGGACGGAAGACAATAAGTGGACGCCATCTGAAGTAAGTAAGTTAAACATATCCCAGGTGCTTAACAGGCTTTGTCACAGAAAGACATTTAAAACAAGAACTCCTGAGGACATTGTTAATTGTTTGAATGCTTTAGGAGAAGACAAAGGCTCAGTAAACGATAAAATTCTAAATACAATCAAAAAGCAAGACTTTGAAAACTTTGAAATAAAATTCGATACTCGTAACTTCACTATCCATAACAACTACGAATACAAAAAAATTATTGACAAGACTAATCCTCAATTTATTCGGACAGATCAGATTCACGAAAACAGAAATTATGTTATTGAGGTTTTCTTTGTACCAAACAACAACTATGAAAAGTATCTGCTCATAGATGATATAGAACTACAAGACGAAACCCTACGCTACTGGGCTGGCGCGGGCACGGGAATAGGGCTAGAAACAAGCTCCATCCCTTTAAGACCTTTTATTAAAGAATATAGATACGAATATAATAAACAGGAACTTGCAGATGTATTAGGCTTCTATAATACTTTAGTGGATGGGTTAGCTTCCAGGGATAGCTCGGATACCTCTGCGGTGATGGGACCTCAGGGAGGTAGTAGAGTTAGCTATCGAGTACACCCAGAGTGGGGTCCGTATGTAAAGACTGGAACTCAGTATACTGAAGTGGAGTTTGATAACTAATGAGAGGCGAAGTAGAAGTTTGGAGTGGAGATGATTTAATCCTTAAGGAAGCTAACATGCTTACTGACGGTGCGGGAGCGTTGTTGGCTGATATTATGACGGTATCCCCTTCCTTAGCTGACATCTCTAATGCTTCCTCTATCCTGGATACTTCTAACTACACCATACAAGCAATCTCTTTTGGAACAGCGTCTGAGGCTTTTAATTCTTTAGGTTTTGGTAGAGGACTTGATTCAGAAAAAGCTACTTATATGGGACAGGCTGGTGGCTACGGAGGGGCCGCTGCCGGGGCTTGGAACACAGTAGGGGTATTTTCTCGAACAGACGCGGCAAACCCGTCCAACTTTTATCCAACAAGTTCCTTAGTCCCCACAGCGCCAAATCCCGTTTTAACAAAGCTTGAGAAGGAAACAAGTATTAGCTCAGTTCCTGGAAATTTTGTTGGTGAGCCAACCCCTCCTATTAGTTCCGTGTTTCCTGGCAATGGACAACACGTTAACTTTATGCCCTCGGCAATACGAGAAGCAATTACGGAAGAAACAGAATTTAGTGGATCTTTATCAAGTTTTTATGTAGGAAGTTTAATGGGCAGCTATCCAGCGGGTATTTCTGAGGCTGGATCAAATTTTGTAGGCAGACTACTTATTCGAACTCCTGGGCCAGACAGTAGCCCTTATGCTAAAAACCTAACAGTTGGGAGCTTTCCTAATGAAGCCAGTTCTATGGATGTTTCTGGTTTTATAACAAGCGTTTCGGGGACTGAACCTTCCTCAGGATTAACTACTTCATCAAACGCTGACTTGGCTTCTAACGGAATTGTAGAGTATTCTACCAAACTTTCCAAAGATGATATAGCTTCTTTAACCTTATTTGGAGGAATATATCATCTAGGTCTTTGGACCATAGATATGAAAGAATCTCTTCTGAACGGAAATACACCTCCGTTTGCGTTTAGTGTACTAAATAATCCTAGAAAGTACAAGTTGTTTTGCAGAAAAGGTTTGTCTAAGGATCTGACATACATAGAAGACATTACAGCATACCAAGATCTAACAATAAAGTGGAGGCTTCACTTCCTATGAAAAACTTTACAGAAGAACTAGGCATCAATGGTCATCTAACCATTATAAAAAAGATGAGTACGGGTGAGGAAGAAGTTCTGCTTGACGACCCAAACATTATTGTTTCTGGCATGGGGGTGGGGTTATCTTATTTGTTCTCTGCTTCCGGGTCGAATAATATCCTAGACTACCAAATACAAAAGTTCCAAATAGGCGTTTCTTCTACTGAAGTTACGGTCACCAGCGGAGTTAACGAGTTAGGGGGTCCATTATCCTCTGTCGAAGAGTACGGCCTAGGAAGCAATTTATTCCTGTACCAAGGCCCTCAAATCGTTGATAACTCCTTGATAAATGGCCGGGTATTTGCAGAAATACCCTCTAGCAAGATGACTAGGATAAATGAGAACTCTGTTCGCTATACTCTAGTCCTTGACGAAGAGGCTGCGAACGGTATTCAAAGAGGTGGAGTAGATCGGGGAATCAATGAAATCGGAATGTTTATGAAGAACCCAACTGGGGCACCAAACGACAACCCGATTCTTGTTTGTTACAGACAATTTAGTGATATAGTAAAAACTATTGATTTTAGTTTAATTTTTAGGTGGACAATAAACTTCTGATATGGCATTCAATCCAAATGATATTTATACAAGTAGTGGTAGCGTAATGCTGTTTAACTCTTGGACACCTTATGTGTCCAAGTTTGATTCAAGTACGTTTTATAATTGGGAAGAAGACAACGTACCCCTTTATGATTTAGAAGAGCGCACTTATGAGCTTTGGGAGCAGCAGGGTTTCACTACCTCAGCGGGAGTTCCTGGGCTGGCTTTAACAGTCTCGTCCAACGTGCCTACATTGATTTCTCAGCAGAATAACAATATATTCTCCGATCTAAGTTCCGCCATAGCAGCCATCCCAAAAGTAGTTCGTTTCCCTGTGTTAGTTGAAGTCGGCAGTTTTGGTGATCTAGGACCACTTGAGTTACATAACTTTAGAGTCGAGGAGGGCGGCTCGATAGAAATTGTAAACAGAAACTTTGCTAGAGCTTATAATGCATCTTCTACAGCATATATTACCTCAACAGCAACCAACTCTAAATATCAAAGATTTGTAACCGACTTTAGTTCTATAGACCTAAGTAACTCAATTAGTGACACTTCTTGCGTACACATAGGAACAAAAGTATATCAAGATGCAGGTGGAGGTGATGCTAGATTAACGGAAGGAACCGTGGCTGTTTATCCATCGCACGCCCAAAGAAATTCTCCTCTTTCAGTAGCAATTAAACAATCCAATATTATTAATACTCAAGCCAATAGGTTTGGTGTTAGTATTTTTGAAAGCCAGAGTTCAGAGGATGATACAATTAGAACCCTTGATTTTAGTGGCTCTGACACAGCTAACGGATTCTCTTTAGCTAGACCTGGAATATCACTAAGCCAAACCTTGGGCGGCAATTTTTATGGTAATTACTGCCCCAAAATAACTGTTCAGAACTGCACTGGGCCAATATTTATTAGAAACTTCTTTTCAGACGCGGATCAAGCAGTTAACCACGCCATTGAAGTAAATAACTCTAATGTGGTCTTGGAGAACTGTTTGGCTGTTAGAGCTAAGAAGGCGGGATTTAAACTAACCAACTCAGAAGTTGTTCTATCAAGGTCAGCATTCTCGTACAGAAACTATAATCTAAGCAGTTTAACCTCTCGATATGCTGAGGACGGCATAGGCTTTCATTTAGTAAACTCTGACGTTACTTTAAGCTCTAATCCAGTAGAAGAAGGCAGCACCTCAATAGGTGATACTGGAGCTATTGGCGAAGACGCTGCTTTTGTAGCATCCAGAAATACTAAAGGGTTTGTCTTAGATAATTCTAAAATTAGAGGAGGCTTCCAAAGAACTTCCGCTGCCGCTCCGAGAACGGGGGGCGCAATGTGCTCAGAACTAAACACTAGTGCTGGGCTGGTACTAAATAATTCTTTTGTTGATGTAAAAGGTCTCGTAGATATATTTGGAAACAACAAAGGAATTATTGCTGATAACTCCTTTGTTAAGTATGAGAATCTCACTGTTGAAGGTAACCAAGAGCAGGGGATTGTTTCTAACAAATCAACTTTCTTATATGATTCTGAAAATAACTTAGACTCTATTGGTGGTGGCCTTGACGCTGCCAGAAGACAGCTTGAGTTATCTGGAAACTTAGTTCACCTAGACCTTAACAGATCCTCTTCTTTCGGATTCCAACTAAAAGATTCTGTTCCGCAAAAGTACGGGAACTCGTTCTTCCGAGCGGCATTTACGGAAGGACCTGCGATAAAGGTAAGTAATAATTCCGACGCGGACTTGATAAGTCCTTATGTAGACGTTAGGAATGTGGCAGTTAATAAAGTAACTTACGGTCGTGGCGCTAAGGCAGAGAATAATTCTCAGATTACATTTAACGGAACTCAAAACGGTGCTACTCTAGTTATTGGTCCCGATCAGTATTCTTCACAGAAAGTGATGGCTGGAGTATGCGCCGAAGACAACTCTGTTATTAATTTCCACGGACCCACAGTGGTAGCTCAATTTGGTGTGGACGTTCTAGCAAGTAACAATTCTGTGACTAATTTTGAGCCCAGAAGAATAGACGGGCAGTACAATGTAGATATTTCTTCCTTTGATTTGGACAATCAGTTGAATCATACTGCGGTCGAGCTTCACTCTACAAGATCTTGTATAGTGGCAGAAAAGCACAGCGTAGTTAACATGGAAGACTTGGGCGCATTCCCGGCCAATTGGAGTAGCACTCCCAGTGGTCTACAATTACTGGGAGACATAGATTACACGTTGCCAACAAGTAGCTTCGTTTCTGGCGGGTTAATGCAATTTTTCCCAAACCCACAGGACGAAGCTACAATTACTGCTGCTGGTGCAGCCTCAGTTCCAGCGTTTTCCACGCCACTAGTTCCTTCTGTAGACGGACAGATTACAACAATGTTATTTAATAGGGGCCTTGGCAACCCTCAGTATACAACGACTTCCGGTTTTTCCATAGGTGGAGTATGTCTAAGAGCAGTTAGCGATAGCGAAGTAAATATTAGGAACGTCCACTTCCCCTTCCCGGTTAATGGTAGTCCTGCGGATGGAGTAATCTTTGATGCTGGCGGGGATCTTTGTGAACGATACAGCATCTGGAACATAGCAGATACTTCTAGAATGACTGCTTCGTATACGTCTACCAGCGGAATGCACCCTATTGATTGTCTTCAACATGGTCCCAGTGCCTTGTGGGCATCGGGCGACGACATCCCCGTCTACGAGGCCCCTTCTGGTACTCCAGATACGGGTTCATTAAGTATTCTAGATGCGTTCGGAAATGCCCCTAGTGCAGCTTGGTTGCCTCCCTCAGGCGTAGATATAAACCAACCTTTCGATAGGTTCTATCCTGTGTCTGGAGACTCTGCTCTTAATATAGAGACTAGACAAATTCTGTCGGAAGCAGGAATTAATGTTGATGGAACTGATCGAATGGTTTTCGGAGTTAGCGGTGCCTACAACAACCGAGGATTCTTCAGAATCTACTGGAGCCCTAAGGCCAGCGCCAAGCTATTACAAGCAGACGGTAGCGCGGGAGCACCATATCAAATCTTTGCTCAAGGCTATAACTGCTCTGCAAACCTTTCGGCTATACCTCCTGTAGGTTATGCAAACGCAAGCTCCGTCGCACCAGATCTTTTAAAGCAAAGCTATGATGAGAATGGAGATGGAGTTTATGAAAAACTATGGACTTCTGGCTTCTATTATTGCTCTGAAATGTTAGAAGAAAATCCAATGCAATGTTTGTTGGATGAGTCTGCGGCTGATACGTTTGCTAATGCTAGGAATGCCAGTATTGGGTTAGCGGGAAGGCCAAAAAAAACCACTATATACAATGCGGGTCTAGGCAGGTCGTCTGAAGCTTACCCAGGAGATGGTTTAGTTGGCTTTAGATCTGCGACTGTATTTGACCTATCGAGGGAAAACTGATGGCTAGACAAGAATATAACGAGAGTGTTTACAAATTTACTGACCCCGTTAGACTTTTTAAAGCTAACGACCCCTACTACTTTGAAGTAGATAACTTACCTCTAAAACAGCTACAAGAAAATTGTCTTTGGTTGAAAGATCAGATTCGTAGAGAGGTACTGAAAATTACTGATGTAACGAGACAAGACATTCAAGAGCTTCGGCCTTACTCTTTAGGAGGTGACCGTGTTGTTCGAGTAAAGCCAGGAAGATTCACGGCTAGGATTAACGATGTCGGTAAAAAACCCTTGGCTTACCTTAGAAAGGTAGTTGGGTTACAGGTAGGCGAAGTTGATACCTATGAAGCTGCGCTCCCTAACCCAGGAACTTTTTCTACTAGAGCGACAAACGCGGCAAACGGAATTCTCACGGATACTTTAGAGACATTTAAATCAAATCTAGCTCAGGACTCCTTAGGATTAAACGGTTTAGTAGAGAGAGCGTTTACTCGGCCTATGGAGAATCCAGATAATCCAATATTTGACACGGGGGCGAATGTGTCAATTCAGTCTTCTTCCCGAGGGGGTTTAGGATGGACAGGGATTGATGCTCCTTTTCCTGTTACCGAAGCACTACTTTGGGCAAAATCTAAGAATTCTAGTGCTGCAAAAACTTTATTAACCACTTGGGATTACACTAACCCTTCTGTTGGATTAGCTAGACTTCCTAGAACAGAAAGCTTCTTCATAAAAAGGTGGCGAGGCGCAGCCAGAACGGCGATTGTAGATGTTCCTGAAGAGTTAAGCATAGAAGTTCCTCAATTCGATCCTAATGATTTTAACTACATAAATGAAAGTGGAGATGAGGTTTCTGTTCCTGGAGTGACAACTAGAATTGACATGGTATTTATTTATAGTAAACCTGTTGATGCTAGTTCTGTTACTATTCAGGGGGATAGGGATAAGGAAATAATTACCTCACCCACATTAGGCATCGTCAGAGGAGCCGGACTGAAAGTAAATTTCTTAGGCACCGAAAGATATGACGAGGAGTATTTGTATGGAACAAGAGAAGACCACGCAATTGTTGCTTCCCCTGGGGACGCAGAAAACGAGGGCCTAGGTTTTACAGCAGCCTCGGCTAACGATATTGCGTATGATGTCCGTGGAACTTTTCCTTCTCCCGACGACTTGCTAAACATTGCTCCGCTCCTCTCTCATAGGTTAGAGAGTGATGCATATGAACTGGTGGGCCAAAGTATACTGCCCGTAGCTTATGTCTGGGTCACGAATGGATCAACTGTAGTTTCCACAACAGATGTTATTGATATTCGACCGTTCTTCAGAACAGCCGAATTGAGTTATAATGAGAGAGCAGGTATCGCTGGAGCCTTACCTCAGCTATCCCTAGCCAACCCCGCTGTGGGAAAAGTACAAGTTGATTACGAATTAAAGCGCCAGTACGATGATTTAAAATCACAAATCGACGCTCTAGCTAATTCAGGAGGTGAGACTGGCCCCGCCGCAGGAACTAGAACAGTTGCTACGGGCTACGTTTTTGGTGGTTGGAACTTCGGTCCCGAGGGAGCTTTGTATGATTACTATGGCAAGCAAACAGGCGGTAGCTCGGAAATAGTAAAAGATTTAGTGAGAGCAAAGTATGGAGTATCGTTTCCTATTCCTGATAGACCTGATTGGGACATAGCCAACTGGGCTACCAAGCTTGGATCAGAAGAAGACGCAGGAGCATTCCCCAACGATTATATTAATACTTTCTTTTCAACTAACGCTGCCAATAACTATAGAACTAATACTGAGACTGACGCTTCAATTGTTGGTGGTTCATGTATCGAAGCCGTGAGACCAGACGGTCTTAATGAATTTGGCAATTTGCCTGACAGAGCAAAAGTTTTTAACAATATGTCTAGACCTCTTCATAACCAAAGAGTTAGGTTTAATTACATAAAGAAAAAAATTACGTTTGATAGAGCAAGTTATCCAGGAATGATTGACTATAATGTTGACCTTTCTTTTTTAAATTGTGTTCCTCAAGGCGATGGGAGTAACTCTCTAGTTTATCAGTATAACGGCACCCGTGATCGCGATGGGGACGGTCGAGGCGACACAATACCGTATGCAGGACATTGGATAGAGAAAGGCCCAGATTACTTTACTATTTTTATAGCATTTGATGCTCCCAGCAGATTTATCGAAACGGACGGTAATAATAGAGCCCGTCGAGCTCTACCTTTTTACCCAGCACCTCATGTAGTTAATAATGAAAATGGGAGTGGTAGTGTTATCCGTTCTGAGCGAGGTGGAGAAAGGTTTAGTAGTTTCCTAGTCATGACTGAAGATCTTTTGATTGCTAATGAAGATCCTCAGTACCCTCAAATAGAAGATACAGGAGATTATAGAATGCATCAAGGATATAATGGAAATCCTAGAGCGGGAAAGTGTACCTACCCCACTATAACTTGGAGTATGAAGGCTATCACAACAGCGGATTCTCCTTATCATTACGGTACGCTTCAACCAGGGTTCTCTAATATTACTCTTAATCAGAACTAAAAATGTCACAGGTTACGTTTGGTTGCGGAGAATTTCTTCCTGGTGAAGGTCCGTTCAACTTTCCCGATTTTAGCGGTGGAGGAACGGTCAACGGAGGAAGTCCAGACCTAGAGTTTGATCCTATTGATCCAGGAACAACCTCGCCTCCCGACATAACGTATTGTGAGTGTAGACCTAAAGCAGCGGGAACTCAGGTTGTTGCCAGCTTAGGCAATGACCAGTTCTGGACATACTGGGTAGTCTCTATCGACAAAGAATGCGTAGAAATCGTAAATGGCTTTCCGGCAGACAATAGCACCGAGGTCATACAAGATTTACAAGCTCAGATAGCGGCTATACCCCGAGCAGTATTACTTGAAACTGAGCCGGGAACGGTAGATTGTGCCGACCCGCCCCCAGTACCGGGAGAACCTCCAGAAGAATTAGAGTGTGCTGAAAAAAATTGTGATCCTATTAGAGTATTTTATAAACTACCGCTTTTTCGAGACATAGGTGGGCCGTCTACCCCACCCACTGGCCCGTTAGGCCCTAGCTCAATTCCAGGACCCACATACGGAGTAAAAAGATGTAGGTGCACGATATACAGGGAGCAAACTTCCTACGAGTATATCCCAGGCGAAGGCACTAGATACACGAGAAGATACTTTAGGAAATGTCAAGATAGAAACGATCCCACTGTGAAGGGTCCTTCCACACAGATTATTAATCAAGCCATAGAAAAAATAGAGGAGCAGGGAGGCACAATTATCTCTCGACCTAACAGCACGGGTGATCGACCTTGTAGAGTAGTTAATAACTCTTGTGATCCAGATCCAAATTTCTGTACTACATTAACACTTGTTTGGTTTAAGCCTCTACCTGGAGTTGTCATAGGTGAGCCCGCGCCTGAAGGGGAAGTTCCTATTTTGCCTGATCTGGAACCAGGTTTAGTTCCTGATGAGCCCTCAGGTCCTCCTTTTGTTAGTATAGATGACCAAGCTGATGTTGGGCTTCCTGAAGATCCTGAGGGACCTGCTGTTCCTAATCCTTTATCTCCAAATGGGCTCCCCGATACTTCTCCTCCCGGCCCGGATATTTTTAACTTTGTTAGAATTGAAGACCAGGATGAGGCTGGTGGATTTGTTACTAGTAACTTGCTAACTTCTCCTCCCCCACCTAAGGGTAATCCGAATAGTATATCAGCACCAATTCCTGTGCGTAGTAGAAGAAGTTCAAGAGTTGATACTTTTAATCCTTTGACTGAAGAAGAACTCTTGAAAAAAACTTTTTCTCAGTCTAGAATTGATCTTTCTGATGATGATGTTGTTAACGCATTGTTAAAAAAAAGGCCTTCGGGAGTTGAAGACGAAGAAGTATATTTTAATGTAGCACCGAAGAGAAGGAAACTGGTAAGGAATACCAGCACCAAAACTAATATATTCAACAAATATATTGACGAATCTTTATTATACCTTTTAGAGCGACCTTTAGACTACGGATCTTGGGATAGTGGGCTCGCGGGTAGCATAACACCTGAGATAATATATGAAAACTTAAATAAAAAAGCAAAGGATTTACTAGACAAAGTTTTTAACTACGACGGATCTAAGTTATCGAGAAAGCAAATATTTTCTTTAGTGGGTTCTAGGGTCCTTGATGGGACTATTGCAGATGTAAACCTATCCTTCTTACAGCGTTTAGCTCAAGGCAGTCAAGCTGACGATGAATTTGATATTACTCCTAGCAAGTCTCAACTAGTAAACGAATCAGTAGCTTTAGCTTTAATCGAGAATAATTATAACCCACTAGACTTTAATAAGTATTTCGGGGAGGGAAGAGAGTTACTTAAAAACAAAAAAACTTTATCTAGCGATATTGACAGATACATAGAAGTTACTGTTGCTGGGGAAGTTAGGCGATACTACGTCAACGATGATGATACTTTTATAGACAGAAGCACGCTTTCCCTAAACGATGGAGAATACTTTGATGTAACTCTTGGTGGTGAGACTACTAGATTATACGCTAAATCAGAGAAAGATCATGCCTTCTACATCCCAGAAAAAACTAGGCAGGTAGCAATAAAACTTCTTGGAGGAGATCCTGATAGATTTTTGTCTGTAAGCGGTGACGCTAGTTCTACCATTGAGTTGAATAGTTCGTTGACCTCCCCAAGACAAAATGCCTATTTCTTAAGTGCTAATCTATCTAGTCTCTCGACTGATTTAGATTTAGTCAACCCAAAATATCTAAAAAGATCCTCTGTAAGATTTGAAGTGTGCCCTATTTCTAGCACCAGAGAGATAAACGAGTACATAAAGTACAAAGACAATCATCAAGTTTTCATAGTGAACGACGAAGATTTAATACTGGATTATGTAGAAGCAGATGGTTATCTTAGGTTAGAGCAAACAGACCTTCTTTTAGATTCTCCTAAAGAAAATAAAACCATACCACTCCTCACAAGACAAATTCCTTGGTATATCATTCTCTACCCAACCAATAGACCTGAGTATGACGTTTTCAATGTAAAATCTCAAATTACAAACATTTCTCCATCTTCGACTGACCAAGGACCATCTTTAACAAGAAAGCTAAGAACAAAAACTAGTATAGTTAAAGATTTCCGTAACTCAGTAAACTTATTTGTTGATAATCCTTATGTTGGTAAAACAGCTAGAGATATATTTGACGAACCTAATACTCAGGCTAGAATAAATGTAATTGATTTTGGTTCTAAAGTTTTTGATTCTGGGTATAGAAACTCTTCAGGAGAAATTATACCTGCAAGCAGCTTTACTGCCCAAAGAAGTAAAACAGGATACAGGATCCTTTCGGAAATAATAAAAAACTTAGACGATAATTATCTTTTAGGTTTAAATGGAATAGGTAAGTCTTTAACTGAGTTTGATGTTTTCTGTAGGCTAACTCTACGTCAATTCAATAAATTGTACAGATTAGAAAACTTCCATCAAATAAAAAATAGTCTGTTTAACGGAGCCGTTCAGAACGTAAAGGTTATTCCTGCCACTAAAAATGCAGATGCTAGAATAGCTATTAATAAGACACAGTTGGTTAGGAGGAAATCAACCGCTCCACCCCAAGATGAATTCCCAGAGGTTAAGTCTACAAACTTTGGCCGAGCCATTGTTCCACCTACTGTTGAAGAAGATTCAACTTTCGGAGCATTTGAGCCCGCTCCAGTTCCGTCGCCTCCTACAGCACTACCGTAACATTTTTTAAAACAAAAGTTTTTTGTTTGGTTTGGCTCACTAAATAACCTAGAGATGAAAATCTTAACCTTTTTATAGGATATAATTATGGATCACATGAAATTAACCGACGAACTACGTCAACAGCTTATGGAAGCTGCCGTTTGGAAGAACGACGAGATTGCTGCTCGCCTTGACGAGTCCTCTGCCGTAGAGGAAGTAGACGAGGTTGAGGAACTTGAGGAGAAGTCTTCTTGCGGCTCGAAGAAAGCCAAGAAGGGCAAGAAGGCCATGAAGGATAGCTACATGGAAGATACTGAAGTCGAAGAGGACGAGGACGCTGAGGAGCTTGAAGAAGCCGTTCACGTTTGCCCCCTTTGCGTCTCTCAGCTTGACGAGTCTATCGACGAGGAGCGCATCCTTGAGCACCTCAACGTAGTTCTTGGTCTCGTAGATCGCCTCAGCCAGCTTCACGAAGGCGACGAGGACATCGAGTCTGTTATCGACGAAACCATTGCCGAGCTTCTCTTCGCTGACGAGGAGGAGTGATCGTGCAGAGTATCGGAGACTTCGCTGAGAACCTAATCTTAGGTCAGGTCGAGGATATTAAAGAAGGAAAGTCTTTGCCTCCAAAGCTAGAGGAGGCAAAGGCTACCGCTAATGCTCCAGCTAAGGATATCTCTAACATAAAAGTTCCTGATGAGATGATGCAGGAAATTTTAGGTGAAGGATTTCATCCTCAAGATACACCTGCTTCAGAAGGGTTCCCAGAATTAGTTTGGGAAGAACCGGAAGAGGAGGTTCCAGCACCAGAGCCTATGCAGCTTACTGAAGAAACCGGAAAAGAACTAGTTTCTTTACTAGAAGAAGTTAAGGGTATGGTTGCTGACCTAAAGGAAATGACCACTGCGGGGGGTCTTGGTGTTAATTTGGGGGGTCCTTGCAAGGACCCAATGAAAAAAATCAAACCCAAAGGTTACATTTCTCCCACCTCTTCAAGGAAAACTAACTCTCGCAAAGCTATTCTAAAGCAAAGTATAAAAAGAAGATTCAGATGAAGTTTAACGAAGCCCTAGAATGTATGAATGAAGCCCGTGGTTCTAAAGAGGGTAGGGAAGCTTATACCTCGAAAAAAGCCACAAAGGACGACAAAAAGAAAACATTCAAGGGCAGAGTTAAAACTTATTCTAGTATCAGAGACGCCTTATCTAAAGGATCTTACGGGCAAATATTTTCTACCAAGGCTGCTGGAAGATTGTATGTAATTTCAAAAGGTAAGTGGGGAGCTAAAAGTGGCAAAGGAAAAATAGCAAAAGGGTTTACGCCAGGGAGCGCCACGCCTTCGGCTAAGTTTAGTAGTGTAAAGAAGCACGCTGCCCGTACTCTTCTTAGGTACGGAAAAGGCTCCGCTAAACTGGCTCAAAAATATGGTAGTAGATCCATTAGAAAATCTAAAGGAATTGGTGGCAAAGATGGTCGCCTAGGCAAAGGAGAAAAGTGATATGCAATTACTACAAGACGTATTCATCGTAGAGAATCTTCAGGTTCTAACAGAGGGTAAAACTAATCCCACCATGAAGATCAAAGGCATCTTCGGGCGCTGCAACGAGCAGAACAACAATGGTCGAGTATATCCTACGGCTGTTCTTGAAGGTCAGCTTAAGAAAGTGCAGCCTATGATTAGCGAGCGGCGTCTTTGTGGCGAGCTTGATCACCCTCAGAACGACACGGTTAAGCTTTCTAATGCTTCTCACCTCATCACCAAGCTTGAGATGAAAGGCGATGAGCTTATCGGTGAGGCTGAGATCCTCAACACTCCTGCTGGTATGACAGCTAAGGCGCTCGTTGAAGGCGGTGTTAAAATCGGTATTTCTTCTCGCGGCATGGGCACACTCTCTGAGGATGCTAATGGGCAGAAGGTTGTCAACGAAGACTTCCGCCTTGTCACCTTCGACCTTGTAGCTGATCCATCTACAAGGGGAGCTTTCCCAGGTCTTTCCGAGTCCACCGAGTCCAAGTTCGTTAGAGAGAGCCAGGACAAGCTCAAGAAGGAGTCCAACTTTGTCACCATGATCGAGGCTCGCCTAAGAGATTCCTATGCACCCTTTATTGAAGAAGCCAAGACTAAGAAGAAAGGTAGCTTCCCTGATCTAAACAAGGACGGTGAGATTACTAGGGCTGATGTTCTAGTAGGGCGAGGTGTCATCCCTGGTCCCAAAGGAAAAAAGAAGAAGGTTATGGAAGCTGTTCGGGCTGACGGTAGCTGGCATCAGATTGCTTTTGCTCTCGCTGAGGCTTTTGGTCTCTCTGAGATGCGTCAGAAGACGCGGGCCGAAGCTGAGTATGTTAAAGCAAAGAAGGAAGGTGCTTCACCTGCCGAAGTAGCTCGCCGCGAGCGAGTTGCTGGTGCGAAAGACAAAGCGGACCGTGACGCATACAAGGCAAGAGTTGACGCTCTTGTAAAGAAAAATAAGTCTAAGAAAATGGACGAGGATTATACCATGAGCAAGAAGCAAAGAGAAGATGCTTATCGTGCAAGTGTAAGACAGTCCGAGCGAGGTCCTCAAGGAGGCAAAGCTAGAAGAGATCGCAAAGCTCTCATGGCCCATACTTCCTATCAGCAAATCGGTGATATGATGGCAGAGGCTCTAGGTCTTGTTGAGGCTTACAACAGAAAAGAAAGGCTAAAGAATCGAAATGCTAAGTTAGCAGAACGAGACGAAGAATACAGGAAGCGCGTAAAAAAATACCCTTCAAGCACAGGAGATCCTAAAACCAGAATGAAGTTAGATAAGGAGGGGAAGCGTGTTCCTGGAAAAAGAAAAACAAACTTTAAGCCTAGCTGATCGCCTACATTTTCTAAAAAAAAGTTATTTTATATAATACAGGTCCATACATATACCTGAACCTAGGAGAACAACTCATGAGTAATATAAAGAATATAGCTGATATTCTACCCGAAGGGCTTGACGAATCTACCGTTGAACAGATCTTTCAACTGGTAGATTCTACTATTAACGAGCAAGTCGCTGAGAAGATCGGCCTCCTTGAAGCGCGAGTCACCGCGTACATTCGCACTAAAATTGATGACATCAAAGAACAAGCTCTTACAGAACTCTCCGAGGAGAGCGAAGTCTATCGAAATGCTAGACTATTCGAATCTGTAAGAACTCTCATGTCCCTTGAGCTTAACACCGACGACCAAGACAACGCTCTTTCTGAAATGACAGGCCAGTATGGCGAACTTCAGGAAGAGTTTGACGTTCTAAACAACCAGCTTGCGAGCCTAGTTGAAGAGAACCAGCGTCTTGAGAACACGGTAAGAGTTATGGACAAGAAAGTTTCTATTGCTGAGAGCACTGCCTCTGAGCTTGAGACTGAAAAAGCACAGCTTCTGGAAGAAGTTGAGAATCTTGAAGCCGCGAAGGACGAAGCATTCGTCTCTTCAGAGAAAGCGGTAGTTGTTTCCAAAGCGGATTTGGAAATCAACGAAGAAAGGACTCAAATCAATAAAAGCAATGAGTTCCTAACTGATGAGGTCATGAAATTCATGCCCTTTACCTCCCAATCCTAAGGATTAATTATTATGGATATTATGCATCAAACGGATGAAAAGCTTGTCCAGAAGTGGGAGCCTGTCCTTGAGGGCATCGACAGCGAGTATACTCGTCGCGTCACCGCTCAACTTCTTGAGAACCAAGCGAAATCAATTGTTGAAGAGCGCATCTCAGAAAACCTCTCTACAGGCGCTACAACTACGGGCCAGCTTGGCACTTTCCAAAAGTTCGCTTTCCCTCTCGTTCGTCGGGTTTACCCGCAGCTTCTTGCTAACAGCCTAGTTGGCGTCCAGCCCATGCAGGGTCCGGTTTCTCAGGTATTCTACCTCGGTAACGACCGCGTGTACGGTAACACTGTTCAGACTGTCTACAGTAAGTTCAACATGACCTACAGAGGTCTTTACAACTCCACCATCGGTTCTACGTCTTCTACGAATAGCACCGACAAAGGAACCTTTGGTCCCAACCCCGCTACTCAGGGTGGCCTTGACGGTGACTCTGCTAAAACTGGCTTCGACGTTTCTAACGTCCTTTTCACTGATGGTGGTGACTCTCTTTCGGGTAACGGCGCTCCGTCTGGCACAATGGGTGGTCAGATTGGTGCTTGGCCTAACTCCTCGGTTCTCATGGGTTGGCAGCTTTCCGCTGGTGAGCGTCTAACTGGTACGGGCATCCCCGAGATGACCTTCCACATCGAGCAGGAGGCGGTCGTCGCTAACACTCGTAAGATGCGTGCGCTTTGGACTCTTGAGGCTTCTCAAGATCTCAAGGCTTATCACAACCTTGACCTTGAGCGTGAGCTTACTGACCTTCTTAGCAAGGAGCTTCAGCTTGAGATCGACCGTGAGCTTATTGAAGACCTTCGCATGATTGGTTACGGCTTCCGTAACAAGTCTGCTGCCCAGCTTGGCGGTGTTGATCAGCGTCTCATGGACAACGATTACATCAGCATGGGTGATGCTGCGGACGGTCGCTTCCCTGGTCTTGATGGTGCTGCCGCTGCGGGTACTTTTGTTCCCAACCAGTTCACCTATGACTTCAACGGCACAGGTGCGGGTCTTACGGAGTTTGCTGGAAACAACCTTAATGGCTCTAACGTCTTTGTTGTTGATTTCACGCAGGGTGCTGCGGACGGTCTTTATCCTCGTCACGTTGGCGAAGTGTACTCTAACCTTCTTGCGGTTATCAACATTGCCTCGCAGGACATCTACCGCACCACCATGCGTGGGCCGGGTAGCTGGCTTCTTACCTCTCCTCTAATGGCTGCTCTCATGGAAAGTGCTGCCAAGCTTGAGGGCGGTATTGCTCCTGGTGATGGGCCTACTAACGTCGGTCGTAACAGCATTGAGTATAAGGGTAAGTTCTTGGGTCGTTATGACCTTTACGTTGACCCCATGTACCCGCAGGACGAAATCCTCATGGGTTACAAGGGTGCTAACGCGATGGACGCGGGCTATATCTACGCTCCGTACATTCCGCTTCAGCAGCTACCAACTGTCGTCGATCCTGAGTCCTTCCAGCCGAGAAAAGGTTTACTTACTCGCTATGGTAA